ACTGCCCGCGCGTTTCCGCGATGTGGAAATGGACAGGTGGCGGAGTGGTCGATCGCGCACGCTTGGAAAGCGTGTGTACGTGAAAGCGTACCGAGGGTTCGAATCCCTCTCTGTCCGCCATCGCCCAATCCATTGAATATCAACGATAAAATAGCATCAGCACCCACCCCGCAAACGCGACTCTTGCGCCGCAGGATCGTGTCCGAGCGCCAGCTGCAGCGGGCATTTAGGAGCCCCAAACCGTGCGAACCCGGGACCGCCGTATCTGTCGTCCAAAGATACGGTCGGGTTTCCCTGCTAACAGGGAAATTAGCAGGGAATTTTCTGCATTTTCGAAGTCGCCTGATCGAAGGTTCGCCGCCCAAAGACCGAGCCGGCGGGCCATATTGACCGGCCGGCCGCCCTCTTGGCTCTGTCACTAGCAGGGAAAATTTTCCGCCTGATCAGGGAAAAGATTCTGCCGAACAGGGAACGCTTATCGCGTCTCAGGCGCCCAGCAGCCGTCGCTGATCGTCCCAACACAGCGGGATCGAGAGGTGCTTGAAGTCCTCAAGGCACAGGCCGGACCTCTGACGTCCGTCCAGCATCGCCTGCTGCAGATCGGGGGCCAGCCAGGCGAGTCGGATCAACCTGCGCTCGTGAACCGTGACCGGTGCCTCCTGCAGCACTCCGTCGGCGCCCATATGGGTTTCGACAAGTTCGTGGGCTCGCTTCACAGCCTTGGCCAGAGGCGGACTTACCCGACTGCGTTTGGGGGCATCGCCGCTTAGCCAGGCCCGACCGCCTCGGAACTTCAACCGACGGGGAATGTGGATCCAGACCACCTCGTCCCTCACATGGGTCCGCTCGCCCGGGGCCAGCAGCCGATTGATGCGATCGATGGCCACGGACAGCATCCGCTCGTCCTCGGCGAGGGCGCCGGCCTTGAGTGCCAGATGTACGGCTCCCTCATGGACCTCCATCCGTATGAGCACCTCCAGCGGATCGTGGTCGGGGGTCAGCCGGTGAAGGGTCTCGATTACCCACCGCTCGGCCGGCAGTGCCGGAAGGCGATAGATCCCCTCAGGTCGCAGATTGGCCTTGCCGCGATTGAGACTGCTGGAGATGTAATACCGGTGCGTGCCACCCCTCCGGCCATAGGCATGGCTGGGGGTCATGGCCCCACCCTCACAATCGAACAGTCGGCCCTTCAACGAGAGAAGGGGAGCCGGCACGTCGGCTCCACCCGAGCGACGCTTTCGCTTGCGCACCGTCCGGGTGGCCAGCTGCGCCTGCGCCTCGTCAAACATCGCCTGATCGATGATCGGCGGGTGGGTGCTGGGGTAGGATTGGTCCTTGTGGGGGATCCGGCCGAGATAGGTCGGATTCTTGAGCAGGTGATAAAGGGCGCCGCTGTCAAACGGCATCCCACCAAACACATTGCCCGTCGTCGCGGTCCAGCGCTTGGAGACCCGCCCTTCTGCGTTCAGCTCCTTCACGAGCGCCGGCACAGATTTCAGAACCAGGAACCGCCGAAAGATGTGCCGGACCAATTCGGCCTCAGTCACGTTGAGCTTCAGCTTGCGGCCGTCCGGGTCATAGCCGAGAGGCGAGCGACCGCCCATCCATAGGCCCTTCTTCTTGGACGCCGCGATCTTGTCGCGGATGCGCTCGCTGGTGACCTCGCGCTCGAACTGGGCAAAGGACAGGAGGACGTTCAGGGTCAACCGGCCCATGGAGGTGGTGGTATTGAACGCCTGGGTCACGGAGACGAACGAGACGCCGTGCTTGTCAAAGATCTCCACGATGCGGGCGAAGTCATTCAGCGCGCGGGTTAGCCGGTCGACCTTATAGACCACCACCACGTCGATCTTGCCCGCGGCGACGTCAGCCAGCAGCTTCTTCAGCCCGTCGCGCTCCATCGTTCCGCCCGAGATCCCGCCGTCGTCATAAGCTGCAGGCAGGGCTGACCACCCCTCCCCGGTCTGGCTTTTCACATAGGCCTCGCAGGCCTCCCGCTGGGCATGAAGGCTGTTGAAGTCCTGCTCGAGGCCCTCCTCCGAGCTCTTCCTGGTGTAGATCGCGCACCTGAGCCGGGGCTTGGACACTACGCTGCCTCCTTCAGCCCAAAGAACAGCGGCCCGCTCTTTGGCCCGCCGGTGATCGCGCGGGCGACGGCAGTCAGGCTCCGGTAGGTCCGTCCCCGCCACTCGTACCCGGCCTCGGTCCGGCGCACCGTTTCTGGCACCCCCTTCCACTCCCGGGTCAGCACGGTGCCGGGGGCCAGATCCAATTTGCTGCGGGTCGCCACTCCCTCACTCTTCAGTTTGCGCCGGGTTTGCGCATCCAGACCGCCAAAGGCCTCAGCCTGGATTCGCCAGGCCAGCATCAGCCCCAACAGAGTGCGCGACCGCAGCTTGGGGACCGCGGGACCGTAGCGCTCGCACCAAGCGGATCGCAGCCTGTCGAGGTCCAGGCGCTCCAGCGCCCGGACCTCAGCGTTGATGGCTTCGCGGTCGATCACGCCGACTGCTCCGCAGCGAGCCGATAAACTCGGCCGCCCTCACCCGGCTCACCAGCGATGGTCAGTTTGTGCTTACGCTTCAGCGAACCGGCCATGGCCCCGCGCACCGAGTGGGGTAGCCAGCCGGTGGCCTCGCCCATCTGGGTAACAGTCGCACCCTGCGGGCGCCGCATCAGGTCGACAATGATGCCGAGCTTACCGGCAGGGCCCTTGGGAGCCGGCGGCGTGGTCTTGGGCGCCGGGTCGGGCGCGATCTGATCGGCTGGGGGCGTCTTGTCGACCGACGGTGCCGCAGCAGCCTCACGGCGGGCGGCGCGCTTCTGGCGTGGAGCCTGGGGAGCCGGCTTGGTCACGCGGGCGCGCCGCGCGGTCTTGGATACGGTCATGGTCTTTCCTCGGTTGGGGCGACGCGACTATCGCGCCGCTACCGAGGCGAGCCCGCGAGCGCGGGCGACAGACAGACCAATGCTTCGTTCCGAGGTGAAGTCGAGCGTGAAAAGGATTTGTTAAGGACTTCGATGTTCTTCTCCTGTTCTCGGTGCACTCCCCCCGGTGCATCAAGGTTTCAGGTTTCTGGCGTCCGTCCCCCCACGGTCGCCGACGGCCTTTTCAGCGGGTCCGCTTTGGACCGAACAAGGGGGTAGCCATGACTGCAATCGACTGCGCGGAACTCGCCATCGAGTGGGTTCCGATCGACAAACTCACGCCCAATCCCAGGAACGCGCGCAAGCACAGCCCGGCGCAGGTCCGGCAGATTGCGGCGAGCATCCGCGCCTTCCGCTTCAACGTCCCGTTGCTGGTCGATGACACTATGACGGTGCTGGCTGGTCACGGCCGACTGCTGGCTTCCAAACATCTTGGATTGAAGGAACTGCCGGTGATCCGGCTGAGCCACCTCTCCGGCAACTTGAAGAGCGCCTTCGCTATCGCCGAGAACCGACTGGTGGAGAAAGGCGCCTGGGACGAGGACATTCTTCGGGATCTGTTTCAGGAGTTCTCGGTCGGCGAGCTGGACTTCAGCCTCGACGTCACCGGCTTCTCTCTGCCGGAGATCGACGTGATCCTCGAGGGACCGGGCGGTGAGGAGGCCGATGACGCCGACGACGCGCCGATCGACCCGGGCCCGTCGATCGTGCGCCCCGGCGAGCTGTGGCGGCTCGGCGATCACCGCCTGCTGTGCGGCTCGTCGCTGGAGGCCGACAGCTATGGCCAACTGCTCGGCGATGAGCGCGCGGCCATGGTGTTCACCGACCCGCCGTACGGGGTCGCCATCAGCGGCCACGTCAAAGCCAAAGGCAAGACCCGCCATCGTGAGTTCGCCATGGGCGGTGCGGAGATGTCGTCCTCGGAGCTGACGGCGTTCTTCACCCAGGCCTGGCGGCTTTGCGCAGCCCACAGCCTGGAGGGCAGCCTGCACTACACCTTCATCGACGGCGCCCATCTGTTCGAGATGCTCAACGCCACCCATGCCGCCTACGACCGCCAGGTCTCGCTCTGCGTCTGGCACAAGACGAACGCCGGCATGGGCTCCTTCTATCGCTCGGCGCACGAGCTGGTGGTGATCTCCAAGAAAGGCTCCGCACCCCACCAGAACCACATCCAGCTGGGCCGCTTTGGTCGTAATCGCACCACGGTGTGGAGCCACGCAGGCGCTGGCGTTTTCCTGAAGTCGGCCGAAGACGCTGATCTGATGGCGCAGCACCCGACGCCCAAACCCGTGCGACTGATCGTTGAGGCGCTGCTGGATGCCTCCAGCCGCGCTGACCTGGTCCTCGAGCCCTTCTGCGGCTCAGGCAGCACCCTGATTGCGGCAGAACGCACCGGCCGCCGCTGCCGAGCCATCGAGCTGGATCCGCTCTACTGCGATCTGACCATCCGGCGCTGGCAGCGGCATTCGGGTCAGGTCGCCATCAGGGATGAGGACGGCGCGACCTTCTCCGAGCTCGAGTTGGAGGCAGGCCAATGACCGACGCGCATGACGAGGAGCCGGTCGGCTACGGCAAGCCGCCCAAGGCCAGCCGCTTCCAGAAGGGACGGTCGGGCAACCCCTCAGGCCGGCCGAAGAAGGTCCGAACGCAATTGGAGGTTGCGCGTCGCGAGCTGGCGCAGAAGGTCACGGTCACTGAGAACGGCCGCAAGCGCCGGCTGACCAAGGCCCAGCTGGTCGTCAAGCAACTGGTGAATAAGGCGCTGAAAGGCGAGGCGCCAGCGATGCGAATGTTGCTGCGGTTGGGCGAGCTCATGGACGCCGAGGTGCTGCGCGAGGGCGAGACCGCGATCTCCGAGAAGGATCAGAGGAACGCCGATCGCAATGTGCTCGACGCGCTTGCGGCCATGATGGCCTCGCCGGAGGCGGAGTGATGGCGGCCCGGGTCAGTCTTACGAATGCCCAGCGCGCCGCACTCTGCCGCCAGAGCTTCGCCCTGTTCAACGCCGAGGCCTTCGCCGCCTTGAACCCGGGGATCGCGCTGCAGATGGCGCCCTACCTGGAGCTGCTGGCCGGCAAGATGCAGGAGATGGTGGACGGCGACGTGCGCTGCCTGGTCGTCACCCTGCCGCCGCGGGGCCTGAAGTCTTTTACGGTGTCGATCGGCCTGCCGGCCTTCATCCTCGGGCAGGATGCCAGCCAGCAGGTCATGGTGGTCAGCTATGGCCAGGAGCTGGCCCAGACCCATGGCCGGGCCCGGCAGAAGCTGATGCAGCACCCGCTGTATCGCAACACCTTCGGCAAGGTGCTGGCCGGCCGCGGCTCGGCGCGCAAACTTTCCACCCACGCCGGAGGCTATGTCTATGCCACCAGCATCGACGCCCCGGCCACGGGTCTGGGCGCCGACTGGCTGATCTTCGACGATCCGCAGAAGGCGCAAGGGGCGATGTCCGAACAGGTGCGAACCTCCACCAACGCCCAGTTCGCCCAGACCTTCCTCAGCCGGCGTAACAACCCGGCCACGGCCCGGATCATCATCGTCATGCAGCGTCTGCACGAGGACGACTTCGTTGGCCATGTGCTGGGTCTGGGCGGCATGCAGTGGGACGTGCTCAACCTGCCGGCTATCGCCGAGGAGGACGAGGAGCATCCCTACCCCACCCCGTTCGGCCGCAAGGTGTTCCGGAGGAAGGCCGGCGAGGCGCTGCATCCCGAGCGTGCCAGCGTCGACGAACTGCGCGAAACCGAGAAGTCGCTCGGTGCAGCCCTCTTCGCCACCCAGTACCAGCAGCGGCCAGCCCCGGCCGGCGGCGGCCTGGTGCAGGCGAAGTGGTTCCAGAGATATGCGAAGGAGGACCTGCCACAGCGCTTCGACGAGGTGATCCAGTCCTGGGACACCGCCAATACCGTCAGCGAATGGGCCGACTGGACCGTCTGCACCACTTGGGGCCGGCTCGGGCAATCCATCTACCTGCTCCACGTCCATCGCGAGCGGCTGCTGTTCCCGGACTTGGTGCGCTCGGCGCTGAGGATGGACGAGCGGTTCAATCCGACCGTGGTGCTGGTCGAAGACCACGCCTCGGGCACCCAGCTGCTGCAGGTCCTGCGCGATCAGGGCTTCGGTAAAGGCCGGCCTATCAAGCCGGTCGGCGACAAGCAGATCCGCATGACTAACCAGACCGCCCTGATCGAGAGCGGCCGGGTCTGGCTGCCGGCCGACGCCGACTGGGTGCAGTCCTACCTTCACGAGCTGGTGCTGTTCCCGAACGCCCGGCACGACGATCAGGTCGACTCCACCTCCCAGGCGCTGGATTACCTGACCAGCTGGTTCGCCGGCAAAGGCGTGTTCGAGTTCACCCGGCGCGAGGCAGCCAAGGTCGACCTGCCGCCCGCCCGGCTCGACATGGTCTGGTGGAAGGTCCGCTCCCCGCATGACGGCACCACGTTCGAGTCGACCACCGGCGACTACCGCAATGGCCCACAGGGGTGGGTCTGGATCCCGGAGTACGAGGCCCGGTCCGCCTGCTCAATGGGATGGGAGAAGCTGGAGGAATACCGCCCGGAGGCGAAGGCGGCCTAGGCCGCCAGTCCCTGATGCGTCTGCCCCCACCCCATCCAGGTCGGCTGGCGCTAATGGGAGCCGCGGCGCTATCAGGGCTTCAGCTCGATGGGTCGGGCCTCGCGGATGCAGTGGCTGGCGGTCATCCGCAGCGCGTAGACCGGGCTAGTGCTCTCGAT